CATTTAAAAGTGTTACTCATTTAATTAGTTGTCTTGATGAAAGTCCTGTAGAACATGAATGGTTAGTTGATACCACAGAGAAGTGGTGTAGAGACAGAGCTATATACTTAGCATTGTTAGACTCTATTGCAATAGCTGATGGAAAAGATGACAAAAAAGGAAGGGATGCTATTCCTTCTATTCTCTCTGATGCTTTGGCTGTTTCTTTCGATAATCATATAGGACATGATTATCTTCAAGATTATGAGGAAAGATATGAATTCTACCATCAGAAAGAAGAGAAGATCCCATTTGACTTGGAGTTCTTCAACAAGATTACAAAGGGTGGTCTCCCAAATAAAACTCTTAACATCGCTCTTGCTGGCACTGGTGTGGGGAAGTCTTTGTTCATGTGCCATGTTGCTAGTTCATGTTTACTCCAAGATAAGAATGTATTGTACATCACTATGGAGATGGCAGAGGAGAAGATTGCAGAAAGAATAGATGCAAACTTATTGAATGTTGGAATACAAGATATTGTAGATTTACCTAAACCTATGTTCTCCACTAAGGTGAACAATATTACTAAGAAGACAATGGGTAGTTTAGTGATCAAAGAGTATCCTACTGCATCAGCACATAGTGGACATTTCAAAGCATTACTAACTGAACTATCATTGAAAAAATCTTTCAAACCTGATATAATATTTGTAGATTATCTTAATATCTGCGCCTCATCTAGATACAGAGCAAATGCCAATGTCAATTCTTACTCGTATATCAAAGCGATTGCTGAAGAACTTAGAGGATTGGCAGTTGAAACCAACGTCCCCATTGTCTCAGCTACTCAAACTACTCGTTCTGGTTATGGTAGCAGTGACGTTGAGCTTACTGACACAAGTGAGTCCTTTGGCTTACCTGCTACTGCTGACCTTATGTTTGCCCTTATTTCTACAGAAGAACTAGAAGGTCTAAATCAAATATTAGTAAAACAATTAAAGAACAGATATAATGATCCTACAATCTATAAGAGATTTGTAGTAGGAATTGATAGAGCAAAGATGAGATTATATGATTGTGAACAGAGTGCTCAGAATGATCTGATTGACACTAATCAAGAAGAAGGTTATACTAAAGATGAAAAATTGAAACCAAAGTCAACATTTGCTGACTTCAAATTCTAAATAATAAAGAAAAAATTAAGAAATAGACATGGCACTTTCATACTATAAAGAAACACTGAGAGAAACTGCACTTAAATTGGCAACACCTGGTAAAGGTATACTTGCAGTTGATGAATCTACAAATACATGTGGTAAAAGATTAGCTAGCATTGGAGTAGAAAATACAGAGGAGAATCGTCAAGCATACAGAGGTATGTTATTCACTACAAAAGGACTTGGAAATTATATTAGTGGTGCCATTTTATTTGAGGAAACATTATTCCAAGATCATGCTGATGGTGAGAGTATGGTTGCTAAGTTGGAGAAGGAAGGAATCATACCAGGTATTAAGGTAGATAAAGGATTGAAACCATTAGTTGGTGCATTAGAGCATGAAACATATTGTTCTGGACTAGATGGTTTAACAGAAAGAGCAAGTGACTATTATGCAAGAGGTGCAAGATTTGCAAAGTGGAGAGCAGTTCTACAAATCACAGCAGATGGACCTTCTGATCTTGCCATCAGAGAAAATGCATGGGGTCTTGCTAGATATGCTAGGTCAGTTCAAGAAGCAGGTTTAGTTCCTATCATTGAACCAGAAATTTTAATGGATGGTAATCATGATATCTTAACCACATCTGAGATACAGGAAAAGATAATTAAGGAAGTATACTTTGCTTGTCAGCAAAATGGTGTATACTTAGAAGGAACACTTCTAAAACCATCCATGACAGTTCCAGGTGCTGATTATGAAGGTAAGTCTGATCCTAAGAATGTTGCACTAGCAACAGTAACTACACTATTAAGATCAGTTCCTGCTGCTGTACCAGGTATTGTATTCTTATCTGGTGGATTAAGTGAAGAAGAAGCATCTCTATATCTAAATGAGATGAATCTACTTTCTGCTGATAAACCATGGAATCTATCATTCTCATATGGTAGAGCATTACAACACTCTGCTCTTAGAGCATGGGGTGGTAGTAATGAAACAGAAGGACAAAAGTTTGTTCTTGCAAGAGCACAGGCAAACTCTGAAGCATCTAAAGGATTATATGTCCTTGGATCTCAACCATCTTCTGATGAAAAATTATTTGTTGCGGGGTACACCTATTAATGACTAAACAAATTGACCTTGGTAAGTATACTGAATTTGTAAATGCTGTTACTTCTGAAGAGAGTAAGTATGGTGGTCATTTTCAAGATCGTCTAAGAGACTTATACTCTAAGGAGTTTAGCACTCACAGAGCATTAACTGCTGCACTTGGACTATGTGCTGAGTCAGGTGAGTTTACTGAAATTATCAAGAAGATTGTCTTTCAAGGAAAACCAGTAAATAAAGAGAACTTATTTCATTTGAAACGTGAACTAGGTGACATCATGTGGTATTTTATCCAAGCATGTATTCTTTTAGACACTACACCAGAAGAGATCATTGAAATGAATGTAGACAAGTTGAAGAGCAGATATCCTGGTGGAGAGTTTGATGTACATCATTCTGAGAACAGGAGAGAAGGCGATTTATAAATATATAAAGATAAACTAACATCGTAGTGCAATGTCAGATATGAGACATGTGTATAATGCTTACGCTGCAATATACAACCCTGAAATTAAGAAGAATTTAGAAGAGTCTAGAGATGCTTTCAGCAAGATGAACTTGAATCAGATGAATGATCAAGATCTTTATGAAGTGTCAGAAGAGATATTGGAGAAAGTATTTTTTCATCATGATCTAGATGTTCCTACAGCAGAGTCATTGATTGAAGCAATTCTATCAGATGCTATTGATGGTGATAAGTCACCACTTAGACTTGGTAAGATTGAAAGATTATCTGAGGCATTTGCAGCTGCTTTTGATAGAGTTAAGGAAAAGTCAATTAGAGTAGCAAAAGAGTCTTATACTGAATATCTCTATAAGAAAGATCAACTTTCTAGATTATCAAGTAACAATGATCTTGATTTACCTAGACAGAGATTGCATCAGAGTTTAGTTGCAGAAGATAGAAAGATTATAAAATCTGGTATCTTAGAAATCATTGAAGGAAAGATCAATGCAGGTCTTCAAGCATACCTTGATAAGAAGAAGGGTAAGAAGACTGATGATAAGAAAGAGAATGGTAAAGAAGAGAATGGTAATGGTAAATCATCTAAAGGTAGCAAACCAGACTTTCTAGATCTTGATAAAGATGGTGATAAAAAAGAGTCAATGAAGAAGGCTGCTAAAGATAAGAAGATGAATGAAGCCATGATTGTTACCAATGCTGACAAGAAAGGTAACACACCAGCATATCAAGCTTACAAAGCAGGTAAGAAGAATGTGAAAACAGGTGAGCCAATGTATAAGGCAGCAGATCACATGAAAGAGGGTATGTTAGTTAAAGCTGCTCAAGGTGTAGAATCTGGTGTTAAGAAGTTCAACAAATTTGATGATAAAGTTACTAAGGCAGTGACTAAGAAAGTTGGCAAAGCAGCAAAGAAAGTTGGTATGGCAGCACTTAGAGGAACTGCAGGTGCAGTTGGTGGTGCAGTAAAGGGTGCATTCCAAGGTGCAGGTAAAGGTATCAAAAAAGGAATGAGAGAAGAACTACTAGCATCTGGTGTTTTCTCTGAGCATGAGGTTACTAAACTTATCTGGAATGAATTTGATACAGATATTGAAGAAAACTATCGTGCAATGAGAAATCCTGAGAAGTATGAAAGGGAACAGGATAAGAAACTTGAAAGAGACAAACCCTATCATAAGAGATCTAGAGCAGCAAGAATGGCAGATCCAGAAAGAGGAATCAACTCACCTGCATTCAAGAAGTTCATGGCTGACAGAGGAATGTAAGCACAATAAAATAAATATGTTATAATGAATTTGTTGACATAAACAAATGGCAGACAAAACTGAAAAACAAGAATTAGGTTCTATAACTGCTTTTTACTACGCAATAGAAAAGGGAGCTAATTTAGGAACTATAAAAGAACCTGCTGTTACTCTAGGATCTAGAGATGAGGATCTTTATAATGCTCTTTTATTAGTTTATCCTGATATGGAGGAGAAGTGGTATAGAACTTTTTTAAAACAAGCTATAGTTTTAATAAATTGGTTAGGTCATACACAGGGACAAACAGATAAATCTTATAATTATGGTAGATTTGGAACTAAATCTATATCAAGTATTCCTTCATCTAGCACCTCTACAGTGGGTGATTGGATGTGGGATAGTCTTACTAAGGATCAAAAAAAATTATATGGATCTAATCCTA